CTCCATGGCAAGCGCGGCTTTCTCCGGCCCGTCTGGCATCGCCGCGAATCGATCGGCAAGCTGCATGAGCTCCATGCGCATGTTGGCGCTCGGGCCTTTCGTTTCGGCGATGACGCGCGAAAACCGCGTCATCGCGCCGCGGAACGTGTCGAACGACACTTCGCCCTCGGCGGCGATCTGCGACAGCGCGGACAGGTCGCGCGCCGCCATGCCCGTAGCCTGCTGCAGCTTGCCGATGGCCACGCCCGTGTCGATGAATTTGTTGACCTGCGCCGAAAGCGCCTGAATTGCTGCGCCGGCCGCGCCTGCGATGGCACCGCCAAACGCCGCGCCGATTGTGGCGCCGATCGTTGGAGCAAGCGCGCCGCGAAACGAACCGACGAACTCATCAGCCTGGCCGCGCGCGAAAGCCGACGCCTGCGACAGCCCGGCGCCGAGGCTTTCGCGGATGCCCACACCCGCGCCCTTGAAGGATTGATTGATGCGGTCGGCCGCGCCTTGAATGGACGTGCCGGCTGCCGTGCTGGCCTGCCCGGTGGCGCGCAGCGCGTCCTGCACCGCGCGCAGGCTGCCGACAGCCTGATCGACCTCGATCCGCACATCGGCCTGCACCGATCCGATCTGTAGCGCCATTACCAAACTCCATCGGCGGGGATCGCCATGCGTCGCACCGGAAGATTCGCCGGCACCACGTATTTGTCTTTGTGCGCCGGCTTGTCCGGCGCGACCTCAGTCGGCGTGCTCACTGCCGCCAGCACGGCCACGTCGAATTGATACGCCGCCGCGCTCTGCCGAATGCCGACGATCTCGCTCGGCCTCCGCCCGTACGTCTGCGCGACCATGTGCAGCGTCGTCACCTGGTCGCGTCGCCTAAAAAAGCGAACAGCCCCACCGGCGTCGAGTTGATGTAGTTGATGACCGACAGCTTTTCGTCGGCGGTCATTTCCGCCAGACCGAGCTCGTCGTCCTTGTCGCTCTCGCCGTCGACGATGCGCGGCTCGACGACCACTACGCGCACGATCGCGTCCACCGCGTCCATGTAGCGCACGGCATCCGACAGCGTCAGCCTGCCGGCGTTGAAAAGTTCATCCACAGCGCCCAGCAGCGGCTGCGGCACATGCCCGGCGCGCACCAGGTCGATCAGCGTCGCGCGCTTCACGCGCAGCACAAGGCCGGACGCTGTGGTGAGCAGCTTTCCGGCCCTGCGCTCGCGGCGCCACGCCTTGCGCTTTTCGGCGGCCTGCGCCTCGATGTCTGGCTCACTCATAGGCTACGCCGGGAGCGCCGCTGCCGTTTCGTTGGCGACGATTTCGGCGACCTTGTCCGACGAGCTGCTGTCCGGGATGGCGACCAGCTTGCACTTGTTCACAGAAAAGCCGCCCTCCTTGAACTCGCCGTCGATCTCGGTGACCTTGCACTTGAAGAATTTCACGTGCAGGTCATCAGACCCCTCGCCGAGGATCTTTCCATACAGCGCCACATACGGGAAAGAGTCCCCGCCGGTGATCGGCATCGTCGCCACCTCGGCGGCGCCGGTGCCCGAGGTCGTCACCGTGCGCCCGGTCACCGCCGCGTAGAAGTCGAGGTCCATTCCGCCGGCCTCGAACTCGAGCTCCATATGCGTCAGGTACGTCTTCGTCGCGACGACGCGGTCGTTGCCCATCAAGTTGGCCGACGCGATCGTCTCCTTGAATTTGAGCGTCTGCGCGGCTTTGTTGGCCACGCTTGCCGCAGCGCCGTTCTTCACGCGCACCTCGCGGCATCCATACGGGTAGTTGCCCCAGCTCGGCATGTGTGGTCCTCCTTCGGAAAACAAAAAGCGGCACTCGCAATTGAGTGCCGCACAAGCGGTTGGTATTCAGCTGCAAAGATTATCGCACGTCACAGCCGCAGCCGCGTGACGTAGTAGCGCTGCATGCACATGCTGCACTGCAGCGCGTCGTCTGTTGTGTCGTTGACTTCGTCGGCAAACGTGACCTCCCACGTGCGGGCGCCGGCCTTCTGCCGGTGCAGCAGCGCGTAGATCAGGTCCTTGGCGGCGTCGATCACGGACACGCCGGACTGTTGATACAGATACACCACGACGGGCGTGCGCACGCCGTGGATGATCGGCCCGACTGGCGTCTCGGTCTCGATGCGCACCAGGGCGCACGGCTTGAGCTCGAGCGTGGTTGCATCGAACGCCGAAGGCGTCGTCTGACGGCCGATGATGTCGGTGTGCACCCCGCCGGTGAGCAGCGCCATGATGGCCGCGTTGCCGCTGATCGCGGCGGCGATGTCCTCGCGTATCGTCATCCGTTGTACCCCATGCGCGTGTCGAGCTCATCCTCGCCGCCCTCGGTCCATGCCGACAGCGCATCGATGGCGCGCACGCCCTCCGGCAGATCAAGCGCCGGTCCCGTCGGCGCGCTGCCGCCCGTCAGTGGCGCGATTGGCGGCTCCATGCCGGCGCCGTAGCGTGCGGCGTACGCGTCCATGTCCGGCCACGATCCGCCGCGCTCCCATTCAGCCATGCGCGCCTCGAACTCTTCGTCGTCCATCATCACGGCCGTCGAGTAGCACAGACAATTGGGATGGATCGGCAGGCTGATCTCGCCGATCGGATAGACGCCCTTGCCGCCCTCTCCTGCGGCAATGATCTCGTCGCAGATGTCCTCCTCCGGGTGCTGCGGGTTGAGGTTGATCTGCTCTTTCTGGACCCACGGCTGGTCGCGGTAGGTCTGCTGCGAAGCGGCGTGCTGCACGCGCGCGATCTCGCTGCGTGCCGCCCGAAGCGCGCTGTAGCTCACGCCTTTCGGCTGGCACGGCTGCGCGCCCATCGCCTGCGTGATCGGCGACGCGCTGAGTAGTCCGGTCATGTTGCCGCCGGCAATATCCTTCTTGGTCAGGCTGAACAACCGCGTGCGCGTCCATCGCGGGCAGTCTCCGCCGGGTCCGAGGAATCCCTCGATCATCCTGGCGATGTCCCACGCGCTCTTGCCCTGGCTGATCCCCTGATAGAGCATTCCGTTGACGCCCGCGCGCGCCTGCTGGCTCGTGCGCCAGATCGCGTCCGAGAAGCCCCCGCGATAGTTGCGCGTCGCCGCGTTCAGCACGACGGCGATCTGCGGCTGAAACACATAGTCGATCGACTCGTCCTCCTCGGGGTCGTCGAGCGTGCCGCGCACGGCCTCGCCGAAGCGCTGCCGTGATCGCCCGCGCATGGCGAGCCGATGCATCACGCGCATGGTGCCGAACGGGATCGATGCCGATTCGCGCCGCGCGGCGATGAGCAGGCGCTGCCACTCGGCCAGTGCCTCGTCGACGGCCGCGGCGATCTTCGGCCGGATCGCGCCGACGGCGAGGTCGGACACCATGCCGTTGGCGTCGGCCGCCTTGCCCAGCAGCGCGCGCGCCGTGTCTGCGGCGCGCTGGAAAGCCTCGGTGGTCCGCATCACCGTGTAGAGCTGCAGCCGCAGCTGCGCGCCGTACTGGATGCGGTACTGCACTGCGGCCTGAATCACGGCGCCCCCAGCGCAGCGGCGATCGAAGCCGGCGACGTCTCCATCGGCGTCGGCGGCGCCGGGGCAATCGCGGCCAGCCCGGGCATGAAACGCGTGAGCATGGCATGCACCGTCTCCGGGTCGTAGCCGAGCGTCTGCAGCGCAAGGCCGGCCTCGGCGGCGAGCTTGAGGTTTGCAGCCGTGAACGGCTGCTTCGCTTTCCACACGATCTCGTAGTCGATCCCGTCGGGGTAGATGCCGTGCAGCATCCACTCCAGATGAAGCAGCGGCTCGACGATCTGCGCCTGCAGCCACTCCGTCATCGATTCCAGGGTGCGCTCGTACTGCTGCTGCTGCTCATCGAGCACGTCGCGGTTCAAGTCCTGCCCGTAGCCGAGCAGGCCGAGCGCGATCGGCGACGCCAGGCCGAGCGTGCGCACGTGGTGCATGACGTCGTCGTACTGCGCAAGGTTGGCGTCGCCGTCCAGCCGAGTGATGGTGCTGTTGCCAAAGAAGTCGGTGACGGCGGCGTATGGGTCGAGCAACGCGTCCTGATTGGCCTTGCGGTAGCGCTCGACTTCCTGCTGCGAACCTTCCACGCGATGGGCGTAGCGCAGCCCGCTGCGCACGAGGCGGCGGATCGCCATGTTCTTTTCGCCGTCGCTGACGTACTTTGCCGTCTGCACGGCCGTCTGGAACATCGGCGTGCCGTAGCGCCGGCCGTCGTCGTGATCCCATCGCGCATGGATGATCTGCCACTGCCGCAGCGGGACGGCGCCGCGCGGCGGCTCGTTGCCGTACGCGAACTCGCCGGCATCGCCGACCCAGTAGAACGCGCGTTCCGGATCGTCGAACATGTCAATGTGGTTGCTGTTGCGCACCATCTCGAGCGTCGGCTTTCGCGTGATGGCCGCGATCTGTCCGACCTGGCTGACGCCGATTTCGAGGAAGAGATCACCATCGATGAAGCACAGCCGCGTCCAGTCGTCGAGGCGCGACGTCAGTTTCAGGCGCTGCTCCTGCGCCGCGGCGATCTCCTCGGCGCGGCGGTCGTTGCGCACCGTCACCGTGTAGCCGCCTTTGACGACATCGGCCGACACGCTCTTCAGAATGCGCCGGATGCGCGGGTCGTGCTCGTAGAGACGCCGGCACTCCTCGACGATGGCCTTGCGACTGCGATCCACGCGGAACGGGCTGCTCTGCGTCCACCCGATGCGCAACGGCTGCGGCGTGTCGTCCAGCGTAGTCACGGGCGAGGCAGCGACCGCTGTATCTGCGGTCTGCCCACTGCGGGAGAGGCGCCGGAACAGCGCGCTGATGGTGTCGGTCAGTGCCATGTCAGCCTCCGCTCCGGTCAAGCAATTTGGCCATTCGCGCTTCAAGGTCTGGCATTTTTGCCTGAATGGTCGGCATCACAATCGCGTATTTGCCGCCGTGGCTGAGCTCGAGAAATCTTCCGTATTCCATTGTGTGCCCGAAGCGCGCCACGATTGCGTTCCCTTCGCGCGCGTGATCGCTAAACAAGCCGCGGCGCGCTGCGCCCGATCGGTCTGTCCAGTGCGCCTCGTGACGCATTTTGTTTTCCGTCTCCTTGGCCCACTTGCCCGTTTCAATGGCCAGATCGAGAACCATTTTGTCGCCGAGGCGCCGGAAGCTTTCTTGCAAGTCGTCAAACGAAAAGGTGTAGCCGATCGCACTCATGCCGTTGCCTCCACATCGCACAGCGTCGCCGCGCGTCGATCCGGGCGCACGTAGATCACGCGCCACACGACGCCGCCGCTGGTGAATCGATCGCCGATCTGGACGTCGGCCGTGATCGCGCCGACCAGCGTCCCCTGCGCCGTGGATTCGCTGGCGCCCTGCGCCGGGCGCGTCGTCGCCACATTGCGCGTCGCGCCGCCCGTCAGCGCAAAACGAAACGACTGCGCAGCGAGCGTCGTGCTGCCGCGCCGAAGCGCGATGCTGACCGCGTTGTCGGTGCGCATCTCGCCGAACGCCGCTCGGATGTTGGCCATGTCGCCGCTGCTCAGCATCTCACCTCCAGGCGCTGTAATCGGATCGGACGCCGACGACGCCGCCGGTTCCGGCGCCGCCGCCCAGCGCCTCGACCGCATTCTCGTACTGCCGCTCGATTGCGTCCGAGGCCTTGAACAGCGCGTCGCCGAGGCCCTTCTTGTCGACAGCCTCGTCGCCGATGCGATACGACCACGCGTTGCCGGCCTCGCGCATCGCCAGCATGCGCAGCAGGTCGGCCTGGGCGCGCCAGAGGATCGGGCGCGTCTCCTGCGCCTGCAGGTCTGCATAGCTGCCAGATGCCACGACGTGCGCAGCGGCGTATTTGAGCAGGCGATCGGCGGTGTAGCTCGGCGCCTCGTCGAACACCAGGTTCTTGCCGATGATCTCGTAGGCCTCTTCCGGCTCGTCGCCGAGGGGCACGATTCCCGCCGTCGTGATTGCGATCTGCTGGCCGAGCACCGTGCCCGTTTCCAGCGAGAGCAGCGCGAGGAAATCCGCAGGCAGTGCGTACGTGGCAACGCCCGCCGTGATGGCGAGCGTGATCGTGCGCACCAGCGGCACGCGCTGCGAATAGGCCAGCACCGCCGCGTCGATGGCGTCGGCGTACTGCGTCG